AACTTCAAAACCTATACTTCGCACTCACAGGTGAGGAGCTAACTATTAAAGACACAGCCAATGGATGAGAATAAACTATTTTACATTAACCTAACTGTGGCTCTAATCAGTTTGGTAATATCTGTAACAGCATTAGTTATTAACATAATAAAATACTAATTGTTGATAACTTAATTTGTGATATATGCAATCTTTTATTAACTTTGACTCAATAAATAAATACAGTATGGAAAAAGAAATCAAAACAGCGACTGAGAAAATCAAGGAGCTGAATGAGTTAGGTAACACCTTGACTCTACACCAAAAACTACACCGGGCAAAGTTAACCAGTGGTAAGGTAGTTAAGAATGCACAAAGCCATCATTCAAAGTATGCTGACCTTAATGCCATCATGGCAGAGGTTGAGCCTGTACTACTTGAGAATGGCTTAATATTATTACAACCTATTCAGGGCAACAGTGTATGCACTCAGATCATTGACATTGACTCAGGTGCTATGTTACAATCATGCATGGATTTACCTCAAGGTATCACACCTCAGCAAATGGGTAGTGCAATCACTTACTACAGACGTTATACTCTGCAGTCAGCTCTCTCATTGCAGGCAGTGGATGATGATGGTCAACAGGCATCAAAGGAACAACCAACTGAGACTAAAAAAGAATCATTATCAGATGCACGTTTCAAGGCTGCTCTTGCTAAGATAGCATCTAATGAGTTTACAGTTGAGGAGTTGAAAGCTAAGTTTTATTTAACCAAAGAACAGGAGGCACAGCTATGACAGCAAAAGAGAAAGCAAAAGAATTAGTTGACAAATATAGTTTTGTGGAAATTCAACACTATACTTCTATGTTTGAAGTTAAACAATGTGCATTGATTGCAGTTGATGAAATACTTGAAGAACTAATAGAAAAAGACTTTGCAAATAGGTTTTCTTATTGGCAAGAAGTTAAACGAGAAATACAACAGCTATGAAATGGAGGCCATCACAATTAGGTAAGCTCATGACTAACTCCAGGAGTAAGTCAGAGCTATTGTCTGAGACTGCTAAGTCTGAGATACGTAAAATAGCAAAACAGGACTTCTTTGGATACAGCTCAGACATTAAGACTAAGCCAATGATCAAAGGAACTGACTGGGAGCAGGATGGTATTGACTTACTCAATGAGGTTCGTTTCACTAAAAAGTACAGTAAGAACACAATCAGAGTAACTAATGAGCTCATGTCAGGATGTTGTGATATACTCATGGATGAGGTAATCATTGACATCAAGAGCTCCTGGTCCTTAGAAACCTTCCCGGCAACACCATCAGAAGGTGAAAACTCAGATTATGAGTGGCAGGGTAGAGCATACATGTGGCTGTATGATAGGCCATCATTTGAGTTAGTGTACACCATGTATGATACAGATGATACTCTGCTCACTGATTGGGATAACAAATCAATCCATAAGGTTAATCACATACCTGCACACCATAGGGTGACTGTGTTAAGATATGAGAGAGACTTAGCCATTGAGGAACAGATAAAAGAGAGATTAAGGGCATGCTCTGAATATTATGCTCAATATGTAAATGAGTTAAACAGTAAATAAAATGAACAAAAGAGAATTTTACAAGCAAGCCATGTTGATGGCATTGAATGCCTTGTTATCTAACCCGGCAACAAATGTGAATGAGAGTAATCATGCAATAATATCTGCACAGGCTCACCTGTATGCAGAGGCATTGACTACTAAAACATTCATAGAAACTCAAAAAAGTTATTAACATAAATAAATAAAATACAAACAATGGAACTTAGAGCACAAATAGTCACTCAATTAGTGGCTGCATTCATGACAGATAGTGATAGGATGCAAGATATTAGAAACTCATTTTCAACTGATTGGTTGCACAATCCAGATTATGTGTTAGCAGTTCATTATGCCAACATAGTGGCAGATGAGATTATTGATAAAACAACACCTCCAATAGTATTTGAGGATTAAAAAGTATTATAATTAAAACAAATAAAAATGTCAGAATCAACAATCAAAGGAGCTATCAAGCTCATCAATCCAATCAAGGTAATCAGTGATAAATTCTCAGTGAGAGAGTTCGTAGTTACAACACCGGATGCCAAGTATCCACAGGACATACTGTTCCAAACAATCAATGATAAGATGGATGTCTTAGAGTCATTGGGTGTAGGTCAGCAAGTGGAAGTGTCATACAATGTTAGAGGCAGGGAGTTCAATGGGAGGTATTATAATACTCTTGATGCATGGAAGGTTGAGATCACAGGATCTAAGCCATCACAGCCAAGTACACAACCAATAGAGTTAGACGATGACCTCCCGTTCTAAGATAGTTTACATCAAAGATGATGAGACGTTCACTGACTCAATAAGAGGTGAGCTCAGAGATAAGCTATCCAGAAGATACAAGATAGTACATTTGGCAGAGGATGTTGGTGTGGATAAGTTTCAAATGTACCGTTTCATGTATGGTAAGGAGGTGACAGGTAAGTTCTATGATAAGGTGTTTAAATACCTAATGAAGTAACACAAGGGGAGCATAACAGCTCCCTTTATTATGTTAAACCTTAAAAATAAAAAAGAATAATTATGACACAAGAAAAGAAAGATATTATTTTGCATCATGCAAAAATTGAAATGATGAACGCTTGTATAAATTTTGACGATGGAACATGTGATAGGGGAAAAATGATAGAAGTAATGCAAAGATATGCTGAAATGTATCATATAAACGAACTAAGTAAATTGCATCAACGTAATGTTAGCCAATCTGTTTGCATCCACGATTTTGGAGATATAAATCAGTTTTCAAGATGCTTAAAATGCGGTATTATATAGCAAACCCCCTGTCACTTAGATCGGCACTATGTCACGAAGGGTTATTATGTTGATAACTTTTACTAACTTAGCCAAGTGTTAATCATTGAACTGCATAGAAAACAGAAACCATTTGCCATTACAGTAACTAATGAAACACATGGGCGGCTGTACTCAATACTGTTCAAAGATAGATACATTAGATGCCAGGAGCTCACACGATATGAGATCAGATGGTTCTGTGATAACATCAATCTATTCAAAGTGACACATGAGACACCACATGGTAGGGTATATGAATACAGGAAGTTCAAGAGGTCAATCAGTAACTCAATGAGACATAATTTTTTAGTAAGAAATAAGATAATAAATGATAGATACATCTGACATTGATAAGACCAAACTAATGGAGCTTATTAACCTAATCTCTGATATTGGATATGATTACATTAGCAATCCAACAGATGCACTGAATTACACTAAGGCAATCAATCTTTTAAAATATGAACTCACAAGAGACTAAGAAAATTTACTCATTCAACTTTGACACCAAAACAGCTTACATTAATGATGAGCCATTGGGTGCTATTGTTGACCATTCGGACACAGCTATCAATGTTCTATGGGATGATGGCATTGAGCAAGAGTTTAGGCTGTGGCAACCTGTTAAAAATTTCACTAACTTTGAGGCATGAGACATAAATTAAAGGTAGCATTAGGACTTACAATCCTTCCTGTGTTCACACTGTTATACTTTGCAGATAAGTTCGTTCTTTGGTTTATGCCATGGAAGAGTTCAGACACTATTCAGAAGTGGATATATGACCCTAAGAAAGCAACTGAGAGCCTATTCAGAGTGATTGGTGCACTGGCTGTCTTTGGTTTATATCAGTTGGTAACTAATCTATTTTAACATGGCTGAGAATAAACATGAGGCTGAGATGATATCTGCCATAACCAAACACGAATGGAACAGATGGTCACACATTGAATGGAGCTTATTATCATTCAGTAGGGCAACAGCTTACAATCATAACTTAGACAAGTTAGACACAATAAAAGAGGCATTTGAGAATAACAGGACACGAAATGTCAATTACCTTGTTAACAAGTGGATTAAGTCTGATAATGCAACTTTACAAATTGCAGCATTCAAAATAGTATCTGAGCCGGATGATCACAAAAGATTGAATCAGACTTATGTGGAACAAAAGGATACTACAATAGATTTAAGCACTCTGTCAACAGATGATTTAAAACAAATGTTAAAGGATGAGCAA